TTTGCAATCCCAGCAGTATATAAGACAATTAGTAAAGCTACTAAAGGGGAAATGTTTGATGTGGAAGTCACTAAAAACGATGCTGGGTTTAACCAGTGGGTGTCCTGCGTGCCAACTGACGGTTCAGGAGGAGATAATGTTTCTACGCCATCGCGTTCTGCATCTGGAACGAACAGTGGAAGTGCTCCAGCGCGAACATCTACCTACGAGACTCCAGAAGAGCGAGCAAACAAGCAACGACTGATTGTGCGTCAGTCTAGCCTTACAGCAGCATTAGGCATCCTTTCACCTGGCTCTAAAGGCCCATTGGATGTGCAAGTAGTTAAAGCTCTTGCAGAAGAGCTTACTGATTGGGTATTTGAGAAGGCTGATTTGTTTGCCGAACCAAACGATATTGAGGAATAAGTATTCGTAATATCGTAGACGCAGACACCCTCTGTTTCGCGTCAGCAGTAATGGCAGAGGGTATGTCTTCTACTCAAGCTAATTGGAATGCAGATCAAGCAATTGAGAAGCTCTGTGCTAGCTTGAATAGTAACAATTACACTTTGTATTTGACTGGAGATAATAACTTCCGTTACAAAGTGTTCCCTGAGTATAAAATTGGTAGGCGTAACACACCTAGGCCAGAGCATTTACAATCTGTAAAAGAGTACCTAGTTAAAGAATATGGTGCTGTATTATCAGATGGATGTGAGGCCGATGACTTGTGTGGTATTGACCAATGTACTGCAATAGCTAATGGAGAGGATACACGAATCAGTCATATTGATAAAGACATTGATATGATTCCTGGCTTACACCATAGCCCTGCTATTATGCGATTAGGTGTGGAAGTTAGGCCAGAGAAATACTACACAGTATCACCTACAGATGCTATTAGGTTCTTTTATTATCAAATGTTAGTGGGAGATTCTACAGACGGTATTAAAGGAGCTAGAGGTATTGGTAAAGTAAATGCTGTACGTATCTTGGCGGACCTCACGGAAGAAGAAGATTTGTTTAATGCAGTGGAAGCTCATTACTCCTGTGAAGACGAAATGTTACTAAACGGAAAGCTTCTCTGGATTTTACGGGAGAAGGAAAAACAATGGGAGATTCCTAAATTTGCCGTATAAAGATAAAGAATTAGGTAAGCTTAAAAAGCGAGAGTATTATGCTAGGACAAAAGATAAACGCAAAGTATATGAGTTACAGCCCCACGTAAAAGAGCGTCAGCGTTGGTTAGATTCGCAGCGACGATTAGAACGTAAATTAGAAGCAATTGAACTATTAGGAGGTAAGTGTAGTGCTTGTGGTGGGATGTTTCACCCAGCTTGCTACGACTTTCATCATGTAAATCCGAAAGAGAAGGACTTTGACCCTTGTTCTGGATTAACAAAAAAGAAAGAAGTATTCTTTGAAGAACTAAAGAAATGTGTTCTTCTTTGTGCAAACTGCCATAGGCTGCATCATTTTAAATATGAGACCACAGTCAGCTCGCGCAAAAGGAAGACGATTGCAACAACAGATAGCTAAAGACTTACTCGAACTATTCCCTTCTCTTGAAGAGGGAGATTTTATGTCGGCACCAGGTGGCTTAAATGGAGAGGATGTAATCTGCTCCCCAGCCGCCCGTAAACTATTCCCATATCAGGTGGAATGCAAAAATAAAGCAACCTCACAGATACATACCTACATGGAGCAAGCTAAAAGTCATGGGAAACATGAACCGCGGGTACTTGTGAAAATGGACAGGAAGGAAATTCTAGCCATAGTTTCATGGGAACACTTCCAAAAACTAATAACAATGACAAAGGAATAACTTGGAAATCGACGTAAAAGCAAAAGATGAGGATGGTAGCATCCTGTTTGAAGGTAAGCTTAATGGTAAGGAAGTTAGTTTCTTGTTGCAATATGCTGTGAATGACCTGGTAGCAGCAGGGGTAATGTTTAATCTAGATGAACCTGATGACGATGAAGATAATCCTAATATGCGCATTAAATGGCCTGATGGGACTTTGAATTGAGGATCGTTGTCATACCTGATGTGCAAGTGAAGGCAACACATAGCACAGAGTATCTTCGTTCTATAGGGAATTACCTAATTGAAAAACAACCAGATATAATTGTAAATATTGGTGATTTTGCTGATCTACCAAGCCTATCTTCATATGACGTTGGTAAGAAATCATTTGAAGGTAGGCGGTATAAAGATGACGTTGCTGCTGTTCATACAGCAATGGATAATCTCTTAGGCCCAATGAATGAGTATAACCAGCGGCAGCGCAAGAATGGTAAGAAACAATATAAGCCTAGAATGGTGCTCACGCTAGGCAATCACTGTAATCGAATTAACCGGGTAATCAATGACGATCCAAAGCTTGAAGGTGTTATCTCAATCAATGATCTTAAGTATAAAGAGTATGGTTGGGAAGTTCATGACTTCCTCAATGTTGTGGTTATTAGTGGCATTGCCTTTAGCCATTATTTCATCACTGGTGTGGCTGGTCGTCCTTGCTCTACAGCTACTGTTCAACTAGCCAAAAAGCATATTTATGTTGTGCTACAGTGTCAGATTGCTTAGGCTTTTCTGTAATATAATTCGCAGGCATTGTTAGTACAATCTCCTCCAGCAGTTTAATATACTCTTTAGAAATTGTCATAGTGGTTCGTATTGCTCTTCAAAATGTTTAATAAGTTCAGGTGCCATGTGTTCGTGTTGATCTGGGATATTCAACACCTTGATGTAGTCTTTATATGGCTCTAGATCAAAGTGAAACATGTGGACGAAGTGATGCTTATGGAGTTACTTGAGATCACTAGTGAAGATATGGTAGAGAAGTTTTCTGATAAGATTAACGAGAATTTGGATCGGTTGTATAAGCATCTTAATGGCTAAAGTAATTATTGCGGGTAGTAGGGAGGGATTTCTATCTACAGATGTGTTTAAGGCTACGGAGCAAGCAGCATTTGATATTACTGAGGTTGTGTCTGGTTGTGCTAGGGGTGTCGATATGTATGGTGAGGATTACGCAGTTTATAACAAACTACCTATTAAGAAGTTTCCTGCGCAATGGGATAAGGATGGAAAAGCTGCTGGATTCATTCGTAACAGTGAAATGGCAGAGTATGCAGATGCGTTAGTTGCTGTATGGGATGGGGAATCTAAAGGCACAAAACACATGATTGAGACTATGCAAAAACTTGGTAAACCAGTATATATTTATAAGCGATAATGGGTAAGACATTCAAAGAACTATACGCTCAGGAAGCATTGAGCAAGAATCATGGTAAGTCTGTTAAGTTCCTAAAGCGTAAGCAGCAAGAAATTGAGACAGCACGAGAAGCTAAAGAAGAACTTAAAAAGCATAATGACAATAAAGGAAGTAACCTTGAATCTGATCGAGTACCAATCTAAAGCAAGTGCGTTTGCACTATCTGTCTCTCCTCTTGAACGTGTGTTTGGTCTGCTGGAGGAAGCAGGTGAAGTAGCAGGTACATTTAAACGTATGGAACGTGGGGATTATGATATGCCCACGTTTGGTTCTAAATCCTTTAATCCTTGTAGCGCACGATATAACAATACGCGCACATTATAACTATTTCGTGGGTAGTCCTTTACAATACCTTCAATCCATTCTTCATTACGCGATCGGCGTATTTTATAGTTCCCACGTTCATAAGTACCAGTACCATCATTTGCAATATCAAATGTTAGCAATGTCTTCTTACCTTCTTCACCACCAAATGGTAATAGTTCAACAGTTACTTTAAGCATATCGTCCTTTTAGGTAAGCTAACGACACGGGCATGATATCAAAGGCTCCGTCAGGGGTAACTGCATTTAGGGTGAGGATACCCCTCCAGTGCTTATTACCTTGTGGCCCCATATAGTCCTCATCGTGTTCATAACAAGAACCAGCAATGATACTGGTTAATGGAACACCATCACCACGATATCCTGTGGCAATCTGTAAACCTTGTTGATGCCCAGAAATGCAGGACATATGTTTTTTGGCTAGTTGAACAGTAGCTGTAGAACAAGGACGACCAGCCACACCAGTGATGAAATAGTGGCTAAAGGCAATGCCACTAATAACCACAACATTGAGGAAGTCATGAACTTCCCAACCAGTGAGGTCAAGGTCTTTGATACCGATGACACCTTCAAT